CGCAATGCTAGACTTAATGCAATCGAAACGGACACTGGCGTAAGTGCTGTTTTGAAGATATATGACTTAACTGCTGGAGCTCCAGCAAACTGCGCGGCGGCTATTACTGGCACAATTCTCGCAACAATAAACTTGCCATCCGATTATTTTAATGCCGCTTCGGGTGGTTCGATTACAAAGCTTGGTACGTGGAGCGATTCTTCGGCTGATGCCGCTGGCACAGCAGATTTCTTCAGATTATTTAAGACTGATGGAACCACTTGCCAAATGCAGGGTACGGTTACGGCAACTTCTGGTGGTGGCGATATGGAATTGGATAACACTTCTATTGCCGCAGGTCAGACCGTCACCGTTACAACCTTTACGTTAACCGACAACAATGCCTAGAATATAAAACTATAATTTTATTTAGTTGTAGGGGAGGAGGTAGTCATGGCAGTTGCATATCGCTCTGTTGCTTCAACTATACTTTCCACTAGAACTAACATCACGGTTACAAAACCTGCTGGCGTAGTAGACGATGATATTTTAATTGCATCTATCGCAATTGATACTGACACGGCAATTACTCCTCCTGCCGGATGGACAGAAATAACCGTAGTGGACGAGTCAACAGTAGACCTTGATTTATATGTCTACTGGAAACGTGCCAGCAGTGAAGGTGCAAACTATACTTGGACACACTCTTCTGCATGGTCGGCGGGGGCGATTGTCGCAGTGAGTGGTGCGATTACATCGGGTGACCCCCAAGATGCCACAGTTGGTATAGACAATAACGATGGGCTTACTTCTACCGTAAACATACCGAGTATCACCACTGCTACCGATGGCTCGTTAGTCATCGCAGTAACTTCTGAATATAATACGGCTATTACATCTTCCACTCCGTCAGGATGGGACGAAAGACTAGACACGGAAGGAATGCACGTTTGGACAAAAACCCAAACTACTAGTGGTGCAACTGGTGCAACCACAGCTACACTGTCGACTGCAAGTAATCATGTTACAGCAGTTGTAGCAATAAAAGAAGGTGTTGCTACAACCGTAGAGCAAGAAGGTTTTCGTTTTGGAGTAGATGATGGAAGTGAATCTGCACATGGTTGGGAAGCTAGTCAAGATACGAACATCTCAACGGTTTCACCATCTACAAAGCTGATACGTTTTCTATTGAATTCTACAGGGGATTATGCTTCAACGGCATTCAAATTAAAATATCAGAAGAACGGTGCTGGAGGGTATGCTACAGTTCCTCTAACGGCAACGAGTGGTGGTACAACCCCTCTTATTGAGGCGGCAGATTCTACCAGTTCTGGAGACAACGTTGGTAGTGCTTCATGGGCGGTTTCAACTCCTACGGCATCAACTGGAGACCTGTTGATATTCAACATTTCTTGGGACGATAGCGTTACGGTTTCAAACGTAACTGCGCCAGCAGGTAAAAACAGTGAAACACTAACTGCAATCAACGCGACTCCTGCTGTAAGTAATGGCACTGAAGTACGTTGTAAATCTTGGTACTGTATTACAACTGGAGCATGGACAGCAGGTACAATAACTTTTACTCCATCGGCTTCAGAGCAATGGACAGCGAAAGTCATTCGTGTTCCTGCTGGTGAGTTTGATGGCACTACACCTATTGGTGCAAGTGTTACCAGTGCTTCAGCGGGAGTAGCAGAAACAAACGTACAACACGGGGCTTTTACCGCAGGAGCAAGTGACGGTGGTGGTAAACTATGTGTGTGGACTGCTGTAGATGTAGACCCTCAAACGGTTGCGACTGGGTTTACTCAAGTAGCCAATACAGATGTGGGCGTACTCTCAGGTGGTTTCTTTCATCGCAACACGGTGGTAAGTAATAGTGAAAGCTTTACAGCTACAACCGTTTCAACCATTGCTGGCGATTCTTGGTGTGCAGTAGCCTTTGTGGTTCGTGCGCCTGTTATAACAAATGATTTATATATCAGTACATCCACCAACATTACTGCTGGTGGTGAAGCAACTACTGCAAGACTTACTGCTCCCAGTGGTAAGACAACATCCGATTTCGTTACTGGTCGAAGATGGGACGATGAAAACGGTACTGATTCTATAGATATAACTACGGATGATTATACCGAAGTTGAATTCCCCATCACACTTAGAACGGGATTGACTGATACTACATATTTCGATTTTAGAATGTACAATGTAGATACGGCTATTGATACTTATACCGTAACTCCTCGTTGGACTGTAGCATCTGTTGCCACAGCTACAGGTACATTAAATAAAACTCTTGGGGGTTTGACTGGAAGCGTTGCTGGAACGGTATTGGTTTCTGGCACTACATCTAAAACGTTAGGTTCTCTAACAAAAAGTATTACAGGAAGTGTTTTAAATAACGGTTCTTTGTCTAAAACACTTGGAGCATTGACTTCGGTTTCTGCCGTAGATGTTATAGTGCAAGGAACATTGGATAAAACTCTAGGTTCTTCAACACTATCTTCTGGTGGAACTGTAGCCGACAACGTATCTACTGGAACTTTGAATAAGACTTTAGGTTCTTTAGTTTTAAGTTCTTCTACTAACAACATTGTTTCTGCAACCCTCAATAAAGCGTTGGGTTCTTTAACTGAAACGTTGGATGGAGACGTTTTAGTACAAGGTACTACGAGTAAAACTTTAGGGTCTCTAACTCTAACAAGTTCCGTAAAAGCTCAGGTATCAGGCACTTTAAATAAAACGCTAGGCTCTTTAACTCGGTCTATATCTGGAACAGTTTTAGTTAGCGGAACTACAAGTAAAACTCTCGGGGCTACAACCTTAGTATCGGCAGGAGATGTCTTTGTTGCCGGAAGTCTCAATAAGACTCTCGGTAGCTTGAGTTTATCTTCTTCCGGAAGTGTTGCTATAGTTCTTTCAACGGGAACTTTAAATAAGACTTTAGGTGTGTTGTCTCTAGTTTCTTCCGGAGATACCATAGTCTCAGGGTCTACTGTAAAAACTTTAGGCTCTCTATCTGCATCTTCAAGTGGAGATGTGATAGTAACAGGTTCTACTAGTAAGACTTTGGGGTCTTTGACTCTCTCGTCTGTTGTAGACAATATAGTTTCTGGTTCTTTGAACAAGAGTCTTGGTTCTATTGCAAAAACAATTGATGGTGACGTATTAGTTGTAGGTACTTTAAATAAAACATTAGGTTCGTTATCTTTATCCAGTGCGGGTTCGATAGGCACAGTTGTAGTAGAAGGGTCTCTCAATAAAACTCTCGGAACGCTAACTTCCACGTCTAGCGGAAACCTTGTTGTACAAGCTACTTTAAATAGTAATTTGGGTTCTCTGTCGTCGTCGGCAGAAATTCTAATAACAAAAGCTATACCTCTGACACCAGATGGACTTATAACCACAGTATGGAACAACATATTCACTTGGTATGGCACATCTTTGTCAACATGGTATCTTATACAATTTGCAGACGAAAACGAAATAGAAATATTTAGCCAATGGTATACCGTTTCTGAAACGGGTGGTGCTGGACAATTAAACTGTTTTGTTAGTCCTACTCAAACCCAGTCTCTTGTAAACGGAAACTATAAATGGAGACTGTTAGACTATCATAGTGACTACGGAAACTGGAGTGACTATAAAGCCTTCACGCTGAGTGTCATATCTCAAGGTACTCTCTCTGAAAATCTATCTCCATTAAGTGGTTCAAGCGCAGGAACAGTAGAGACTCACGGAACAACCAGTAAGACTCTTGGTTCGCTAAGTTCTTCTTCTTCTGGTACTGTGAGTGTATCAGGAAGTCTATCTAAAACACTAGGCTCATTATCTAAAACTATATCTGGTAAGGTTGATGTAAAGGGAACTACGAGCAAAACTCTAGGGTCTCTAACATTGTCCGCAACAGGTGGAGCTACTAGTCCGACAATAGGAACTTTAAACAAAACACTTGGAGCGTTGTCTGAAAACATTACAGGAACTGTTTCTATAACAGGTACTACTGTAAAGACTCTGGGTGCTATAAGTAAGAGTGTAACTGGTACAGTACTGGTAAAAGCTAGTGTTAGCAAAACACTATCTTCCATGACATCAGTATCCAGTGGTAAAGTTATTATCGGAGCAAATACTTCCGAAAATCTAGGTACGATGCTGTCTACTTCATCTGGTACAGTTCTAGTATTAGCAACCGCAGACGAAGCTCTTGATGGCATCATGGTATCTAGTTCAGGAGAAGTTGTGGTTTCTGGTATCCTAAGTAAAACTTTAGGAGAAGCAACACTCGTGGCAAATGGCATAGTAAGCAACGCCAGAGAAGGTATATTAAATGCCACTCTGGGAGCAATTGTATTTGACGCCACAGGAACAGTGTTTGATGCACAAAAGAGATACTACGATAGATTTATAACAACATCTCTGGAAAAAAGTACAGACATGGTAAACAAAAGTGAATTAGAACTTTTTGTCACAAAACAATTCGAAGATACAACCGTGGCAAGTTTTATAAAAAACAGAAACTTGACCATAAAAAAAATACAAAATTAAAAACACTGAATAGAAGGAGGTGTTTATATGCCTTTAATGATTGTGAGTCCAGACCAGACATCTCCTGAAATTCATGTTGGAGACGTTGGCACTCAAATAATTGTAACGGTTTATAATCAGCTTGGAGAAGTTCAAAATTTATCTACTGTAACCGAAGTGTTATATAGATTATTCTCACCCCTCCAAGTATCCAAAGAATTTGTGGGAGCTTTGCTCACAGATGGATTAGATGGCAAGGTGGTTTACACTTTGTCATCTGGAGATATAGACAAAGCTGGCTATTGGAAGTTTCAATGTGTATTGATATTTCCAGATGGCACTTGGAGCACAAACGTGGAAGATATGATTGTTTATGAAAATATACCCGCGCCTGTGGTTCCGTAATTTGATTTGAACATCTTCGTTATCGGTTGAGAAGATGTTATGTCGTTATCGTTTGAATAAATTTATAATGTTCAAATAAAATAACAACCGACAAACAAGGAGAATATACAATGACTTTAACAACTTTACAAAAAACACAACTAAATAATTCTAACAAGGCTATGCAAAGTGCTCAAATCGGAACACTCTTGGGAGATATGGAAGCTGGCGCAGTAGGAGCTATTCGTAAGATAGAAGAGACGGTCTTGTTCTCTCAATTTACTGATGGTGGTGCGGCTAGTGGCACATACACTCTAACTGCCGGAACAATTCCCGTTGGAGCAACAGTGCTGTCCTCAGCTATCAAGGCGATTACAGGATTTACTGGAAACGTGTCCGCTACAATCATCATTGGCGATGGTAGCGATACTGACAGATACAACACAGGTACACCTTCCGTATTCACAACTGCCGCTGGTGGCATTAGTGCGGGCGCTGTAAGTGGAGTAGCTTATCACACCGCTGAAAAAAGCGTAGTTCTTACTGTCGCTGGTTCTTCAGACTTCACAGCCATTAGCGCTGGTTCTGTTACCGTAGCTGTTTATTACTTATTGTAAAACTTGATTATTTGACATTCGATGGGGACTTAGATTTCTAAGTCCCCATGATGACATTCTTGGTTGACGATTCAGCCATAAAAAAACACGTGGAGGCACACATATTATGGACTTTAATTATCAAGGCATCAATGGCTATGATGTGAGCTTCTGGCAAGATGACAATGAAACACCGCAACAAATAAATTTTAATAAAATGAAGTCTTCAGGGGCTACGTTTTGTGGAGTAAAGGTCGGACAGGGCACTTGGTCTGACCCAGACTTTTTATACAACTGGAGAGAATCAAAAAAGGCGGGATTGGTTAGGTTTGGGTATTTCTTCTGTGATGATAGTTATCATCCAAAGACTCAAGCCAGAAAATATTGGGAACTGCTCCAGTATGATTTCGATGAAAACGAAATGCAGTTTGCCGACTATGAAGTTGGTTCGTGGACAGAGTGGTATCAGCTTTATATATTCCTAACAGAGTTTCAGATGTTATCCGGTTTGCCGGATGAGAAAGCTGGCATATATACAGGGTATCCTTATTGGATTGCCCATAGTCCAACTACTCCGTTCTATAGGGATTTTTTCGGAAGACATCCTTTATTCCTTGCTTGGTATATAGATGACCCGTTCTATGTTAGAGTACCTTCGACTTGGAAGGAAGCCTTGCTTTGGCAATGTGGCACACCGCGCATAGACGTTGGGCAGGAGAGTCCTACCATAGACTTCGACAAGTTCAATGGCGACCAAATTAAATTTAAAAAATATTTCGGTAGTAGTCCTGATTTACAACCTACTCCGATTTTTCCAGATTCTCTTTTTATAGAAGAGAAAAAATATAAAGGAGTGTAATATGATTTATGTTCTAACAGTAATGGCATCCGTATTGAACGGTAGAAGTTCTGCTGGAGTTACAAGCACTAATTTAATCTTTCCAAACGGCTTCTTGAAAAATGATGTTTTAAAGGCTAATCTGGTGAGCGTCGTTGACGGTGCAAGCTGGTACGCCATTTACGAATGTATCCGCAATGGCAACCGTGTCACTCTTCCTGCGTCCGTTGTTTGGGCTTCAGCAGGTAGCACTGGTGGTTATTTAAGATTAGATGCAACTACTCCAGACCCAGTTGAGCCTCCCGTTGAAACTTTCCCTCTAGAAGTGTGGTTGAGCATGAGTGCTGATGGCATTCGAAAGAAATATGTCTTGGTGGTGTAACCATTATGACATTCCCTCAATCCATATACATAGGCGATAATACATACACGGAAAAAGTTGAAGACGTTGTTGAAGAAATTGATGTGGGCAGTGTTATAAGAACGGCTAGGAAAGTAGGCGACCCCGTAATGATAGAGTTGATGGAATTAGACACTAACATCATGGGTACATCTAATTTTCAAAATGTTACGTTAGCTACTCCCAACGGAGGTTTCAATGCCGTAAGTCAATTTCAGAAATTGGACTACGACGCGCTAAACTATCTGGTGGGAATCCAACCGTCAGATAAAGCTACTCTGAATCAAAAGATGCAATTTCTGGTGGGTGTAAAAGTAACTCAAACGGTGAGACCTTATTGGACTGACATCGAATGGCGCAAGATACTCTACGAGAAGGTTACCCCTTTTTCCTTTAAGTTTGGAACAATAGTTTTTGGTGGGCAGAAGTTGAGAGTCAAATCTGTAAAGGGAATTCCTGTTGAGACTAAATTCATGTGTAAATATCATGGTCGAGATAAAGCTGAAATGATTACCTTCTATGAAGTAGTAGGTCTTAGGAAAAAAGATTGGAATAGACCGATAGCCGAACTTCGAGCAGAAGGTTATATACAGGTTGCGACGTGGGCAGGAATGGGAAGTAACACCTATCACGAGACATGGTACTCAGGTACAACTCTCCATCCTATCTGGTCTCACTTGGATTATCCGGCTAATACGGGGGCTAGTCCTTTGTACATAGACAAGAAGTTTTTAGAACCAGTGGTATAATAATCATGGGAGGAGATATATGCAACCGAAATTTTGTAGCTGTAGAAGTTGTAGAAGTGGATTGCATAATTCAAAATATTCTAAGTCAATATATAAAAGAGCCAAAAGAAAAGCTCGTCAAATGACAAGAATAATGTTAAAAAAAGGAAGGTGGGACGATTTGCCCACTTCGATATCAGTACCATACACAGATTAATATAAAGGAATATAATCATGGAAAAAAGAAGACCTATAGTTACGGCTATGATGACAATGGTATCTATCGCATCGTGTTTGTGGTTATTATTTCTATGGAGTATATCCATTGGTTTTTAAACAATAAAAAGCCTTATGTACCATGTGTACAAAAAGTTCTGAGTTAGTCGAATTGAAAAATTTGACTAACAATGTGCCCTCGTAGCTCAACGGTAGAGCGCCCGCTTTGTAAGCGGGATGTTATGAGTTCGAATCTCATCGCGGGGCTTATAAAAAGTTTACAATATAAATGACGAAAGTTTACAATATGAGATGTCTTATAGGGGCAAGATAATACATCAAGGAAGGAAGACATGCCAAGAAAATCTAGAAAATTAAAAGTTGATGTCCAATATATTTATTGCAGAAAATGTCAAGAAACCAAAGCAGAAAGCTATTTTTATTCTGCCATGGATTCACTACTGGACACCAACGGAAAAATGAGTATATGCAAAGAATGTTGCTCAAATATATATAACGGAATTTTGAACACCGAGATGGATTTTAGAAAAGCCGTATATCAAACATGCAAGATATTGAATATAGCTTATATCGATGATGCCATAGATTCAGCCAAGGTTCATCTTGAAACAACAGGTGAATCGGGAATCATAGATTTTCAAAGTGGTTTCGGGGTATATAAAGCAAAGCTTGGAAATTATTTTAGGGTCGTAAAAGACACGCCACAAACATTTGAAGTGCATGTTGGAACCGTGTTCAATGATGTTGATTCAAAAATAATTAAAGAAAGCGAAGGCGAAGAATATTCGGAATATCTCCAAACAACTTGGGGAAAAGGTTTGACTATAGACGACTATAATTTTCTTGAATCTCAATTGAATGAATGGAAGAGCAAACACAAATGCGACACAACTTCCGAATTGGTTTTGATGCAGGAAATTTGTCAATTTCAACTCTCTCTAAGAAAAGCAAGAGAACAGGGCTTGGATACAAAAACCTTGGTGAAGGGATTGCAGGACATTATCAAGACAGCCAACCTATCTCCGGCTCAAGCCAATATGCTCGGAGCCAACAAGGGTAGCGAAGCTTTTGGTAACTGGATAAAAGATATAGAACAATTAGAACCCGCTGAATGGTGGGATAAAAACAGGGAACTATTTGTCGATATTGATAATATCGCGCAATATTTCGAAGACTTCATTGTAAGACCAATTAGAAATTTTCTTACTCGCTCAAAAGATTTTATTATCACATCAGGTTCAAATGATAGCGTCATGAATATTGAACTACGCGATATGGAAGATGATAACGATGGTGAGTAATAATGAAAAAAACAACGACGAATAAACCAGAACAAGGAAGACGTTCTAGTAGTCAAAATGCGTTTCTTCAGCCTAAAAACATGGTAAAAGAAAAAACACTTTCGGGCGAAAGACGCAATAGAATGATTTCTTGGATTACTTTTTACAGGTTGAATGTACACAGATTTATTCAACATTATTTTGGAATAAAACTTTTTCCATATCAAATATTGTGGATATGGGCAATGGGAGTAAAGGATTCGTTTTTTACTGTCGCATCCAGAAGTGTTGCAAAATCTTGGCTGATTGGAGTTTATGCTGTTGCGAGATGTGTTCTATATCCCAACAGTAGTGTTATCATTGTATCTTCAACCATGGCACAGGCGGCTGTCATTATCAATGAAAAAATTAAGGGCTTATACAATGATTATCCAAATGTTCAGCGTGAAATATCAAATATAACAAGTGGTTTGAATAAACACGAAGTATTATTTCACAATGGTAGTACAATAAAAGTAGCGGCAAGCAGAGATAGCGCGAGAGGTAAATTGCAGATTAGCAAAAATAAAAATTTTACATTATTAAATCCAATTTAGGAGGAAACTGTAAAATGAATAAAGCTGGAGAATGGTCTCAAGAAGATATAAATTATGCAATAAACAATAGAAATAAAATGTCTTATATAGAAATTGGAAAACTTCTAGGACGAACAAGAAATGCGGTAATGATAAAATTAAATAAAATGGGATATAAGTTAGAACCAATAAATACGTTTGAATCTAGTTTCTTTAGAAATATAGACACAGAGGCAAAAGCATATTGGCTTGGATTTATTTATGCTGACGGATATGTTTCATATACTAATCATAAAAAACAAACTTCTTACACCGTCGGAATTGAATTGAACAGCGTAGATTATCCCCACTTAGAATTATTTAATTATTGTATTTCTGGAAATTTAAAGATAAAAAATAGGATGAAAAAGTTTTCCAAGCTATCCACCCAAGAGAGCGAAATGTCTTCCATCAGAGTTTATTCTAAAGAAATGGTGGAAGATTTAATATCACATGGGATTGTTTATAAAAAATCCAACGTGATAGAATTTCCAAAAATCAGAAAAGATTTAATTTCACATTTTATTCGCGGATTTTTTGATGGGGATGGTTCTATTTCTATAGAAAAAGAAAAACAACAACTTAGATGTAATTTTACATGTGGTTCAAAGGTTTTTCTCGACAGATTAAAATCAATATTTGACAAGTTAGGAATGAGTATATATATAAGCAAAGAAAAAAATCACTTTAGGCTTGGTATTAACGGAAAAAAGTCTAATAGAATATTTCTTGAATATATATATAATGATTCCACAATTTTTTTAGAAAGAAAACATAATTTTTATTTTGCTAATGCCTACTTATTAGACTACATCTATGATGGATGGAACAACAAGTAGTGCCTCATTATGTGGTAACACATATATATAAATTGCGGAAAAAATCTGGAAGGCTGAGACGCCAATCAGAGTGGAAGGCTAATATAAATTAGTCACACGCAGAGCATAGGTCTTGAAATAATAGACCCAAGAGTCCGCAACGCCTCTAAGAAGAGGATGAAAAGATATGCCGAACTGATAAGAAACAAATTATCAGAATGCAAAGATAAAAAACTTTGCAGATAACAAAATTGAAACGCGCAACGTTTATCATCGTAGAAGAAAGCAGATTGGTTGACAAAGCTATTCTTGATGATGTAATTCGTCCGTTCAGCTATGTTAGACCAGTCCCCTACAATAAAGACCCTAAATATCAACATATTCCACTTGAAGAAGCAAAAGAGATGCACATCACGTCTGCACACTATACTAGCGGATGGTGGTATAAAGAAACCTTGATTGCAATCAAGAATATGTTATTAGGAAAAAACGTGGGATTTCTAGCTACCGATTATCTTACTGCTGTTTTTCATAGAATCAAGACACCAGCACAAATAGAGAAAGACCAAGAAGTTATGAACGAGTTAAGTTTTCAGTTGGAATACTTGAACATACCCATTGGTGAATCTGGTGATTCATATTTTAAATTAAAAATGCTACAAAAAAACAGGGTGCTGAAAAAAGCTTTTTACCCATGTAAAAAAGAAGACTATGTAAACAAGAAAAACATATCAACGTTGCCAAAAACAGAAAATGAAATGAGAATTTTATCAATTGATATGGCTACTCGCGCCGGAAAGTCAAACGACTTAACGATTATATCCTGTGTGAGATTGATACCGACGCATAAAGGATATGAGAGAGAAGTTGTATACATGGAGAGTTTTAGTGGCAAAAATACTTTGCTACAAGCACTTCGTATAAAGCAACTCTGGTTTGAATTTGAAGCAGACAATCTCGTATTGGACATATTAAATGCTGGCATAAGTTTATATGATACGTTGGGTGCTATAACAAAGGATGACGAAAAAGGAATTGAATATCCTGCGATGACCGTCATGCCCCACAAATCATTGGATGATAAATTGTACTTAGAATTACGTGAAAGAACGACTGGCGTAAATGCTCTGGAAATTATATATCCAATCGTGGGCACATCGGCTCTTAACAGCAGGGTGGCTGTAGAGTTTAGAGATAAACTTCAAAAGAAAATGATTTCATTCTTGGTGGATGAAAATATAGCCGATGAATTCCTATCAAAAAACATGAAGGGATATCTGAGTGCAGAAGACAGCATCACAAAAGCAGATGCTTTAGCTCCATATGTTCAAACAAGTCTGCTGGTTTCAGAGTGTATCAATTTGTCTATGACGTTGGTATCTGGAAACATCAAGCTAACAGAACCCGATGGAGCTAGAAAAGACAGATATTCAAGTGCAAGTTATGCAAATTATTTTGCGTCTTTGTTAGACAATGATTTGCTCAAGGAAAGTGAAGACTCCTTGAGTGACTTCTTGGATGTCACCATGTTCATGTAAAGGAGGTATAAATATATTATGGCAAGACCAAAAAAAATTACGGCTTCTGTGAAAACAAAAGCTAAAACAAAAACGTCCAGTGATATACCATTGGTATCTCAAGCCGAAGTGTTTGATATGTTGAAGTTCGCATCAGATTATTACAACACTTATGTTGGAAACCCTCTTCTAATCAACAGCAGGATGAAGGACGTAACTCTAAGTCCTATTATAGCTACAGCGGAGGGGATAGATAAAGCGCTGGAGAATCCAAAGGATAGTGAAACACAGTTGGTTGGATACGGCGAATTCATGGAATTAACATCCATGCTATATAAAAGAATTTTACTATACTTATCTGGAATGCTATCCTTTGATTTGACTTATAGTTGTGCAAACGCAACCAAAGAAGCGGATTACAATTCAAAGCCATATAAAGATGATTTGTCTAAAGTTACAGATTTCTTGGATTCATTTGACATAAAAAAAGAATTCAAGATAGCCATTAGACAAGTCCTCAGAAATGAAGTTTTTTATGGCGTTCTTAGAGATGATGGAGATAGATATAGCATTCAAGAACTCCCGAAGGATTATTGTATCATTACTGGCAGATGGGACTATGGTTTGCTTTTTGATTTTGATATGAACTGGTTTGTTCAGGGTGGTGTGGATATTAACATGTATCCCCCAGTTTTCAAAAAAATGTATGAGAAAGCTTTCAATAAGACAATCGCTGAAAAATATAAACCAGCAATTGCTGTAGCTGAAAGAGATGGCTCTTGGACAAAGTGGGTTCAAACATCACCAAAAGATAATTTCTGGGCTTTTAAATTTAATCCGGAAATTGCTACGAAGATTCCCTTCTTGGCTCCAATGTTTCCCGATATTGTCATTCAGCCGTTGATTAGAAAACTACAGACAAACTCATATATCGCAAGCGCCAGCAAACTACTTGTGGGTAAAGTACCCATGCTTGATAAATCCGTGAAAGGTGCTAGTGTAAAAGATTCTGTTGCAATCACTCCTGATATGCTAGGAAAATTTTTGGCATTACTAAAATCCGGATTGAGCGAAGCAGTAAAAGTAGGTGCGGCTCCCTTGGAAGATATGCAGGGCGTATCCTTCCCTCTCGACACTCCCTTTTATCAAGACTATCTAAAAACCACAACTTCGTCCAGTGGCGTTAATTCAAGATTGATTTATACACTGGATAAAAACAACGCCGTAGAATCACAGCTATCAATCAATGTAGATGAATTTCTGATGATGTATGTTTATCCACAATTTCAAGATTTTCTTGAATATCATATAAATAAACTAACAAAGAAATTCAAATTCAAGTTCTATCTGGAAGGAACAGAGTTCTTTACAAATAGAAAAGAAAGATTGGATACTCAAATAACTCTTGCTGACCGTGGAATGGTTCTTCCCCAAAAAATTGCGGCGGCTATTGGTATGCTACCCCACGTGTTTGAAAGACAACTCATGGAAGGTAGAGCTTCCGGATTTGTAAAAAATCTAACACCGCTGATGAACGCCATGATGGTAACTGGTGGAAAAGAACAGAGTCCAACTGGTAAAAAAGGCAGACCAAAATCTGAAGACAATAATTTGAGCGATAGCGCGGCTCAAACAAGAGACGATGGGGGAAATGAGGAAAAAAAATTAACGGGAGAAGACTAATTCATGTCGGGTGTGTATGTAATAATCAACAGAACAAATGGAAAAATGTATGTTGGTCAAACCCAAAGAAAATTTTCTCACAGATGGAATCAACACAAAGCTTCCCTCAATTTGGGAAAACACCACAACAAGCATTTACAGAATGCTTGGAATAAATATGGAGAACCATCTTTTGAATTTGTGGCTGTTGAAACTTGTCCTAGAAATAAACTACAAGAAATGGAACAATTTTATATAGATAAGTACGGAACGAAGAATCCCGTATTTGGATATAATAAAGTAGATTCAAAAGAAGTAAAAAAATCCTCCATCAAAAAATTATCAATAAGAAACACGGGAAGTGGAAATCCAATGTTCGGAAGAAAACATTCTGAGAAAACAAAAAAGAAAATTGGTGAAAAAAGCAGTATAAAAAAACACAAAAAAGAAACAAAAAAAAGAATTTCAGAAGCCTTGAAGAAACGCTCTTTTAATACTGGCGGAATGGTCGTAAAAGGGTCTCTCTCAAATTTTGTGGGGGTTAGCTGGAATTCAAGAGAAAATAAATGGAAGGTTGGTTTTCATATGAATCATAAAGACTATCATATCGGATATTCAAAAGATGAAAGAACTGCGGCAATCTTATATAATGAATATATAATAAAAAATAAAATCAATCGACCTTTGAACAATATAGAGAAGGGTGGAGATGAATAATGGTTGAACTAATGAAGAAAGGAGGTTTTTATTATGACCACGAACTTGATTAGTGAAACTTTGATTGAAGCTTTACAAAACCAAATGGTTCACGAAATAAAAAACGCGCACATTTATTTGTTCGTTTCCGGATATTTGAATTCCAAAGGAATGAATAAGATTGCGTCTTTTTTCTCAAATCAATACAACGAAGAACTTGAACATTTCAAATTGATTTTTGATTTTTTAGTTGACATGGATGTGGTTCCTAGTATTATTGAAATCGATGAAACCAATGCTTCTACGTTATCACTACAAGATAACATAATTTCAATTGCTTCTAAGTTTATAGATAGAGAAACAATAACGACGAGCAATTTGGGTGAGATATTGGGCTTATGTATTGACGAATCTAATTTTATCGCAGAACAATTTATACGCGGAATGATTGGTCGTCAACAGGCTGAATACGCGGAGGCAACAGAGTTTATGGATAAAGCCAATCTCTGCGGAAGCAATTGGATGAATGTTTTGATTTGGAATAATTCTTTCGAGTAAAATTATGTATATAGAAAATATTTCAAAAATAAAAACAAAAATTTTTAGATGCACAAGGGCTCTTGGTAAATATATAGTTTCCAAGAACGTGCCCTTATTGAATATAACATCTGGTGTTTATGCCTTTACTTACACCAATTCGTTAAAAGAAATATTTGATTCTCGTCCAGATAACCTAAGAGGGGAGGTGTTTTATGTCGAATAAAAAGCTGAAATTTTCAGTTGATGATTTTTCTATTGAAGAAAATGAAACTTCGCATTTTGCAATTTTAGATATGAAAATCGTTTCTTCTGGTATGAATGCTCATCGCCTCCCTATCACTGAAGATGCTATAAAAAATGCGTCACCATCATTGTATGGAAAACCAGTTCTAACTCACTACATAGAAGAAGAAGATGCTCTTGGCGGACATGACCCAGAAGAAATACCAATCGGTGTTTTTCTGAATAATGAAACCGATATAACAAAAGAAGATGGTACTACATGGCTATCTGCAAAAGCATATGTGTGGAAAAAATATTTTCCCCATGTTCTAGAAGTGTTTAGAAAAAATGATGGAAAGACAAATATTTCAATGGAAATAGAAGTTTTAAACAGCAATTTTGAAAATGACGGATACGAATGGATAAAAGAATTTTCCTTCCTTGGTGTTACCGCCATTGGAGTTACACCAGCTATCACTGGAAGTGGTGGTACGGTTCTACAGTTTTCAGATTTGATGAATAAAGCCACAAAAGAATTTTCATCTAGATATGCTTCTATGAATTTTGAAATTCCAAGTGCCGTAAAGAAAAATGCAAAAAAAGGCTTGGAACTTAGAGGTATCAAAAATCGTGGAGGCACAAGTGTTAGTCTCGCCTTGGCTAGACACCTGATAAAAAACGAAAAAACAGACGAAAAAAGAATAAGGCAAATGGGCAAGTTTTTCAAACGTGATGCACCCATGAATCTCGAAGATAAAGAATCGGATGATTGGATAAATTGGCAACTTTGGGGTGGAAGCTCCGGAAAAAAATGGTCTTTAGAAATGTGCAAGAATATGGAATTAGCAGATAATGATAGAAGCTCATTCTTTTCAGCAGATGGCTTAGTTGCAGACACAGAAATAGAATTTGAAAGAACGGAGGAAACACTAAAGATGGCAAAAAATAAAACCAAAGAAGAAGAAAAACCAGTGGAAGATTCAGCCGAAGAGGAAAAGAAAGAATCTCCAGAGGCGGAAAAAGAAGAAGATGAAAAATCTGAAAAATTCCAAGTTGAAGAGCAAGAGCCCAAAAAAGAGGAAATGAGCGAAGCCCCAGAGGAAGAAAAACCTGAAGGGGAAGAAAAACCTGAAGAGGAAGAAAAATCTGAAGGCGATGAAGAAGAAAAAACATCTATGTCTATGGATGCATATGCAGATGTTCCGGCGATGTTGGGCATGATAGCTCTTGAAACAGAACAAGTAAAAGAAATGTTTGCTGAAATGGGGAAGGCTGAAGAAAAAGATTTCTCGGTTATTTCAAATGGTCTTTATTTCATGTTGAAAGAGTTCGCAAAACGCTACGCGGAAATTAAAGCTAAAGAAGAGGAAAAAGAAAAAGAATTTGCTGAACTAAAGAAATTCAAATCTGATTCCGAAGAAAAATCTTTTCAAGATAAAGTTGAAATGACACTTTCCGAGGTGAAAGAATTTATTTCTGCTGACGAATACGGAAGATGGGCTGAAGAATCAAAGAAGTTCTCATTGGAAAACGTTTCAGAATGGGAAACAAAACTAAAAGCATCATTGTTCACCGTCTTCAGTAAAAAGATTACTAAGGAAGAAGACAATAATCAGGTTAAGAGAATGTCTCTTCCTTTTAATGAAACAAAAAAACAAAATTCAAACAACATTTGGTAATGGAGGATAATTAATTATGGCACACAATATTTTAATTCAAAGAAAAGTGGCGGCTAAGAACATCGATTCGTTGAATCGTTCCGCCGTACATGCAACGGAAGCTTTTGACAATGGTAACTTGGTCTCACTGAGCGGACTTTCCAGCACAGATGGCGAAGGTGAAGTATTTAGCGCGGCTGTTCCTGCTACTGCTACTCTTGCGGCTCTCTGGATGGTTTATAGCCCCGAAGTCGTAGTGACGGTTGCTGGAGCCAAGAAATTCAAGGGCATTGATATTGACCCCCAAGATTTCGAAGTCCCCGCACTCTCGGTTATGGATGTTTTCAAACCCCAAATCGGTGACATCCTCACACTTACTGCTGATGGTTTGGCTGGCACAAAATCAACCAACGCATATGTTGTTGCGGCTGATGGCGTGAAGAAACTGACTTGGGCGGCTTCACCCATTTCTGGCATGACGCTGAAATTGCTTGGCGATGATTATGTTTCTCTTCCCACCGGAGCTATTGCTGGTCAAAGAGTTACGGCGTATCGCTTCGAAGTTGTTGCTATCTAAGCAATAATAACAATAATAAATATTAAACTGGAGGAGATTATAATAATATGATTACTATACCGAACAATGCTGTAAAATTTGCAACAGGTGACGCCCTGTATTTGAAGTTTGCTGATTACTGGAATCATGCTCAAGCCCAAAGTGGCAAGAGTGGTTTAACGTATCAGACAACCCGCGCTGATGGTTCCCCCATCTCTTTTGCGGAAAAAGAACGCGATATGAATGAAGCTCTCAAGGCTGAAATCATGAAGTTCGCCGGAATCTCCAACATGGAAGGTTTCGCTGTTGAGACTTGGGCTTCGCACCCCACACTTAAGTGGGCGGCTTTCGCCATCGTTTCCGCTTTGATTGATATGGTCATTCCTGATGCCCTCATTCAATCCACTGGTCTTTACACTGACGTGAGAGCCATTGGTTGGGGCGATTCTGCGTCCTTCGAAGTGAAACCTCGTGACTTGTTCATGGTTTCGAAGCACGGCAAAGCACAGCGCACAGCGCAAGCTCAAAAGCAATTCAACGGTCAGGTAACACTCGTACCTGAGATGCGCGAAATGACCGTGGAAGTTTCTCTCTACAAAGTTTTGGCTGGAAAAGAATCACTTGCCGATTTCACAGCTAAAGCTGTTCGTTCATTGGAAGTCGAAATGGCGAGAGATGTCTTCACCACATTCAATACCGCCATGGGCGCTTTGGATAATGCTGGTGACGACCTGCTTCGCATCGCTGGTTATTCACAAACTAACCTGATTTCATTGGGTCAAAAAATTACCGCTTGGAATGGTGGCGCAAAAGCCATGATTGTTGGTACTCAGTTGGCTCTTCAGAACATTCTTCCTGCTGACGCGAACTATCGCTACACTCTTGAGAGTGACTATGTGAAGCTTGGCTTCATTCAAAACGCTTTTGGTTTTGATGTCATGGTGCTCCCTCAAGTTGCCGATTATCGCACCCAGTTCAAAATGCTGTTGGATGACACCAAGATTTATGTAGTGTCTCCTTCCGCAAACAAACTGGTGAAACTCGTGATGGAAGGTTCCACGATGGCAAACGTTGACCAAGTTTATGCTAATGCTAACTTGACTCAGGGCGCTACGTTCTGGAAATCATGGGGTTCCGCTATCGCCACTAACAGTTTAGCTGGCGTTATCACCCTTTCGTAATTTATAACAAAGATTTTGGGGAGTCACAATTGTGACTCCCCAAAAACATATTAGAGGAGAAAATGGCTACTAGAAAAAAAACTCAACCAAATGTTCAAAAAAGAGAAAAGATTCAAGAAATACTTGCAGATGAGTACATCGAAGTAATGAACATTTGTCCAATGCCTTTAACGCTTTCGACTGAACCGCTTGGTAAGGGGAGAACTTATAACTTTATTAAATTTGGGGACGTAAAAAGAATTGTATATAACGACTTGGTTAGGATTATGGATTCCGCATCTTCATTTTTGGAAAAAGGTTTCTTTTATATCATGGATGACAGAGTTATCAGAAAGCATGGTTTAAGCGGTGTTTATGACCAACTCCTAACAAAAGAAAAAATGGATAAAATTTTTGACATGGGTGTAGATGCATACTCTTTGTATACTTCTGCTACCGAACATCAAAAAAACTTTATCAATACAATTCTAATTAGAAGAGTTAGAGACGATGAGTATGTGGACTTTAATCTTCTGGCAAAAATCCAAAAAAACTTTGGGGTTGACATAGTAGAAAAAGGAAGAACCGCCAAAGAAATGACAGCACAAGCTGTTGAATAATAAAAAACTAGGAGGGTATATATGCCAATAACTGATACCCCATATGAAACCATCTTTGACTTGTTTATGCAACAAGTCGAAGATTATCGCTTGATGGAACTATATGACGGTGGATTAGGTGCTGACAATCTAACGACATATCTAACCGGATTTATGGTTTTAGCCATACCAGAGTTTTCATCGTGCAACCAAGATTTATCAGATAGAGATGATGTCACCGAAAAGGTTTTCAATTTTGTTATGACAGATGATAATAAAAAAATATTATCAAAATTAATGGTAAAAGAATGGTTGGGAAAAGAATTGAAAGACATTCTTCAAATGCGATGGAATATCACTGACACCGACTTTAAGCATTATAGCGAAGCCCAAAACACAAAAAGTAAACAGGATGTTTTGAGTGAACTCAGAGAAGAGTGTTCTCAATTGTTGATTGATTATGATTTCAAGAACAATGACTGGCAAGCGTGGATAAGTGGAAACTTTATGTAAAAGAAACGGGAGGGCATTGTGACATATAGATTTTTAAACTCTAGTCTTTCTGTTTCTGGAAAAAATCCAAAAGAAACCTTGTCGAGTGATTTTCAAGGTGCTCTAAATAAAGAATTCAAGACATCATCGGACTGGTTTGTTATTCAAAGGGAATTTCCATATGGCTCTTCGGAATACATCGACGTTGAAGCTCGTGTAAATAGAGTGTTTGACGGAAAAACCACAGTCACTATCGCTGATGACTTCAAGCGCCTTCTTTTTAGAACACCAGAGGACGCTCCTCAGCTTGGCTCTCTTTATTATTTTGATGATAATTATTGGATGGTTACTAATACTGAAGCCATCAAAAGTCTTGCAACAACTTGCGTCGTAAGAAGATGTAACAATGTTTTGAGATGGAGAGATTTCAACAACGGAGCAATATATTCGGTTCCGTGTGTAATCGATTATTTAATCAAGGAAACAAGAGATTATAGTACGGGTGGAGGGTCGCTGGTTCAACCATCAGGTTTCGCAGAAATCATTGTCCAATTCAATCCTGACACTAATAAAATTAGACCAAGCAGAAGATTCTTATTTGGCAATCAAGATAACTGGATGGCTTATAAAGTAATGGGTGGTGGTATCAATAATTATGACAATAGAATTACAACAAATATGACCAGCGCTGGTCTTTTGAGAATTTCCACACTAGCAAATCAGGCTAATGAAGACACTGATGATTTAGTCAACGGTATTGCTGACGCAAAAGAATATAATTATTCTCTTAGCCTCAATCAAAATTCACAGACTATTACAATTGGCGATTCTTACACTCTGATAGCCACGGTGGAAATGAATGGAGACACCGTATCAAAACCCGTTGTCTGGGAATCTGGAAGTATTTCTATTGCAACAATTAGCCAAAGTGGTATCATTACTCCCGTTGGAGTAGGAACAACCACGATTAGGTGCTCAATGCAAGATAACTTATCGGTTTATGATGAATGTGTTCTTGTGGTCTCAGGCGCACCATCTAGCAACTATATGATTGCGTTGTCTCCCAATATCGATGGTTTATTTGAAGGAACGGAACAAACATTCACGGTAACACTTTCGTTGAACGGAGTGCCTCAGCCAGATTCATTTACATTCAGTTTAAATTCGGGTAGTATTTCTATAGACAACTATAGATATAACGTATTATCCGGAACCAGTTTTTGGATTAAGAATCTGAAGAGATATGATGGAGACCAACTGGTGGTCACAGCCACATCTGGAGTACATTCAATGCAGATACCAATAAAACTACGTGGAGCTTGGTAAAATGAAAAAAATATCAGCGCCCACAAAAGAGAGAGGTGATTAATGCTTCCTCAATATGATACTACCGCATATTCAAATATAACAGGATTCAAAAATCTGTCATATAATTGTATCAATTTTTTATTGAACTCCAATGAGGATGTTTGGAAACTATTATTTTACAACGAACCCGATGCTCTAAATAAAACAAATCTTACTGCCGAGCAAAAAAGGTCGTTGATATTTGCTGGTCAACCGGACGAAACACTGTACAGGGTTTTTTCTTCAGAAAAACAACCCAACGCATGGGTTCATGAAGCCTGTATTTTGAGGATATTTCCATCGGTTATATATCCAGACAACAGAACCGTAAACACAATTATGATGACTTTTGATATCTATTCACATTATCGCATTGATACACTCTCGAATCACAACACAAGAGTCGATACGATAGTTGAAGAAATAGTTTCATTGTTTAGCGGTTCAAATGTTGGAGGTCTTGGAAGGCTTGCTTTCAATGTGGCATCATCAAGACAGGATGGCGGACGAGATTCTGGTCAAATACCATTCGGCGGCAAAAGAATAGTGATGTCCACTAAGATGAATTAAAAAATATGAAAAATATAAAGTACGCAAATAATTTTGCATTTGATGAACCCTGTAATTATAAAGGATTGCTAATATACCCAGTAAAAGTTAGACAGTATACAATTTTCAACTATATGGTTGATTGTTTACTGATAGATAAAAATAGCATCCCAGATGCTAAGGTTATCTCAATGAGCTATCTAGATTTTTTGTTTTCAAGTGCTACTCCTGAAAACAAAAATATCGAAAGACTTCTGGGATTATTTTTCATATGTACCAAAACAGACGTAGAAAAAATTTGTCCAGAAATAGATGAGAAAAACAGGGTGGTTCTTTCTATAGATGGAATAAGAATTCAGAACGAAGACTTTGATGCAATAAAAGAAATCATACTGGAACAAAACCTAATAGAAGTTCCCGACTACACTATACAAAAAGAGATAAGAGATAAGATAGATGAGGGAAAAAGAATTAGGGGTAGGCAAAGTAAAAATAAATTTGCTGGCTTAGAAGACCAGATGGTATCCCTATCTGTTTCTAGTGGTATGACATTAGAACAAATATATGAAATGACTTATAGAAAGTTTATGAAATCCATATCACGTATGGATTTACTTATTCACTATAAGATATATTCACAAGCATCCCTATCGGGGATGGTGGAATTTAAAGATAAATCATTTATCAAACATTGGTTGAATCAAATTGAAGAAAACAACAGTGGCGACATGGTTTCCATGGAAGAAATGTCTGATAAGATGAACTTTAAAGATAAAAAATAGAAATTTTACGGAGGTCAAAAAATATGAAGAAATTTTTAGTTTCTACAGCCGATGTGTATGGATATGACGGTGATGGAAATCTGGTTATCCTTGGCAAAACCTTGCTGGATTCCTCAATCGAAACCACACTCGGCAACACTGATGTTCGCGCTGGTCGCGGTAATCAGTTACAATATGTGTATTATCACACAGCAGAAATGAACATCAACATTAATGATGCTCAATGGAATTTGGACTTCCTTGCGAGTAACGTTGGCGCTTTGGTTGAAACTGGCGCAAACATTTACACGGAAGAAAGTGTCACCCTTAGCGGTGGTGGTGCTGGAACCATTTTGGGCACACCTCTTGCCGCTGTTGGAACAACCGTTTATGGTTGGGCGACTCGTTCCGATGGGACGGTTCAAAGAGTAACATTTACCGGAAGCAACTTTGCTGTTGCTGGTGGTACGGCAAGTGAAGTAGTGTGTGTGCGTTATTATGCCTTGGATTCTGCGGCTCGTAGCGTCACCATCCCCTCAAACTTCGTTCCTTCG